ACGAAGATGTACACATACCTGTACACAGTTGGCATCGACTAAGTAATACCACAGACAACCCAGTTAGAATAATTGAAATACAGTACGGTGAAGATTGTAGAGAAGAAGACATTGAGCGAAAATTATAGAAGAAAATGGAAAAAATTGGATAATACACCAGATAAACTGTTGACTGTATATATTGGCTGGGACAGTCGTGAACCTATTGCAGCAGATGTATGTCGATACAGCATACTTGCAAATGCTAGTATACCTGTAAACATTGTATACCTAAAACAAAATGAACTACGACTGCGAGAGATATACACACGTCCACTGGACGAACTTGGAAGCACTGAATTTACATTTACAAGATTTCTCACACCAAGTTTAAACCAATTCAGTGGATGGGCTGTTTTTGTTGACTGTGATTTCGTCTGGCTTGATGACATTGGAAAACTGCTCGATCAGGCAGATGAGACAAAAGCAGTACAAGTTGTACAGCATGATTACACTCCTAAAGAAACAGTTAAGATGGATGGCAAAGAACAACATCTTTATCCACGTAAGAATTGGAGCAGTATGATTCTGTGGAACTGTGATCATCCTAGCAATCAATGTGTTGATCGAGAAATGGTAAACACAGAAACTGGACAGTACCTACACAGATTTCAATGGTTAGAAGATGATGAAATTGGCAATCTTGATCCAGAATGGAATTGGTTGGTTGGTTGGTACAAAGAACCCGAAGATGGCAAACCAAAAGCATTGCACTACACCCTTGGCGGCCCTTGGTTCGAAGAATACACAGATTGTGAATACGCCGATGTATGGAACTTCTATCGCAGTCTTGCAAAAAGCAAAAAAACTGATCCAGTATACACACCTGAGCAAATTACATTATCGCCTGAACTACAGAAGGCATGGTTGGACTATTTTACATTGAGACATGACCCTTACGGGTTATTTCACAATCTCAATGAGAAACAGGTAATGAAAAATCTAGCCATACCAAAAAAACCAGGTGTGCTTGCAGTGTTAGATGGAGGAGAAATACTTGATGATGAAGGTCCTGAGGATGTAATAGTGAAAAATGATAAAATACTGGAAAACTTTGTAATTGGTGCTAATGGTGCTGTAGGGAAAATGGATATACTTGACACACAACCAAAAACCGTGCCGGTGGTATTGCGAGGAATTACAAAACGTAAAGTTATGAAACGCTGTACCCAAGAAGGCAGAGACTACTATTATGTTGACACTGGCTATTTTGGGAATGATAAAAAGAAAGACTTCCATAGAGTAACAAAAAATGCAATGCAGTGGTTAGGAGAACTTGATCCAAACTGCCCTGATGATAGATTTTTAAAAACCCTTACAAAGATTCAAAGACACACCACTGGTGATGATATTCTTATTTGTCCACCTAGCCAAAAAGCAATGAAGTATTGGAACATGGACGTCGACGAGTGGCTGGAAAACACAGTGAAAGAGATTAAAAACCACAGCGATAGGAACATTATAATACGCAAAAAGGGCACCAGGACAGAAAGAATAAACGTTGATACAATGGAAATGGCCTTGAATCGAAATGTTCACTGTATGGTCACTTTTAATAGCATCGCGGCTGTTGAAAGTCTTATTTACGGCAAACCAGTGTTTACAACCGGACCAACAGGAACTAATGCAGCTGAACCATATAGCAATAAACAACTGCAAAGGATCGACGATCCTTTCATGCCTTCCTATGACGAAGTAAGAAATCTCTGTTGCAATCTTGCATATCAACAATTCACGGTAGCAGAAATGCGCTCGGGTACGGCTTGGGCAATGTTAAATGGCAAAATATGACGTAGCAGTATACTTAGGCACATTGCCTAAGATCAAAAACCATGATCGCAAGGTAAAAATTCTCGATAACTTTGCTGAAGGTGCCCGCCTTTGCGGTGCTAACGTAATTGTTACCACAGATAGGGAAATACAAGATGCTCGCCTGGCTGTTATGATTGGTTGGTACGGTCTAAAAATCTCAGGACCGCACATTAGGTTTAGGCAACAATTAATTGAACATCAAATAGCAATGGGCAGACACATTATGCCCATTGACGGAAACTGTTTTAAATGGGCTGATCCTGATGACAATTGGTTAAGATATAGTCTTAACAGCGTATACTGGAATGAAGGCAACTACGGTAATCAAAATCCCTCTCGAGACCGTTGGCGAGTAATGAGCAAAAACCTAGGAATAGAGTGTAAAGACTACAACAACAACGGCGACTATATTTTGTTATGTCTCCAACGAGATAACGGTTGGCAAGGCAAAGGGTTTGATCAGAAAGCATGGGTACATCAAACTATCCAAACACTTATAGAACACACAAATCGACCAATACGATTAAGATGTCATCCTGGTAGTATCAGCGAAACAAAAGACTATCTACAGTATCCGCGGGTAAGTGTAAACGATTGTAAACTAACCAGCATTGAGCACGATTGTAAACATGCCTGGGCTGGTGTATTTTATAATAGTAGCAGCAGTGTGGCCTGTGCGTTAGCAGGCAAGCCTGTGTTTGTAGCAGAACCAAGTGCTGTGACATGGAACATTGCAAATAAAAATCTTAGTATGATCGAAACACCTGACCGTCCAGAGCGCACACAATGGTTATGGAGTGTTGCTGATGCCCATTGGAGTAGTCGTCAAAGTCGCGAGGGCGATATCTACCGTCATTTTGAACAGTTTTTATCTCCATCCTAACACACTTTCATTTTTTATACGCAATATTTCCCTAGCACCCCATTCTTTTAACAATTCAACTGTCTCCCATTGGCGTTCTCCTGCTTTGTCAAACTCCTTGTGTGGTTTTTGCTCTAGCATGATAATTGGTTTGTGCGTTTTAAAAGTTTCTTCAGCACCCGCAACCAATGCTGTTTCATACCCTTCTACATCAATTTTTACATAGTCTATACGTCCAAATTCTAAACTGTCCAATCTTACCATTGGAGTGTTTCCATAGCCTACGCTTTGTGGATCAACATGACTGTGCCCGGTGTTGTGCTCGGTGATTACCATATTGATCATGGTATCTTTGTCACCTAGTGCTAGTTTTCTAATCTGTAAATTATCTGCAGGAACATTTAGTTTTAAACAGTCAATGAATTCTTGTACAGGTTCAAATGCGATAACTGTTTCAAATCGCTGACACAAATCTCTACTCCACAAGCCAATGTTTGCACCTATGTCAAGTGCAACCTTGCGTTCACGTACAAACATGGTGCTTTTACTACGTTGATATGCTTGATAAACAGGCGCTTTGCCTTTCTTTGCAAGTTTAGCAAAGTGTTGTACAAAATGGATATCACCGTCTGGGAACCACCATCCGTGTGACTGGTACATTATCTACCTAGTACGCCACGCCAATATGGATGATCAGGATGGCTCACAACTTCTTTGGCTTTGCTGTGCCCACGTTGTTTACGATCTCCTTTTTTGTGATCCATATACCTGCCCAGTTCGCTGTTGATAAATGGATGCCCAGCAAGTCCTTTTGTATCAGGTTGAGGATTTAGGTCATAGAACTGCGCTCCGTGATCGCGAAACTCTTTTCTTACCACGTCCCAGATAAAACTATCGTGCCATTCTTTGTGATTGAAAATTTCATCGCTGTCGTACATTCCCACAAACCTATCAATAAACTGTTTTGCAAAAGGATCACGCATGTTATATGCGACCCATCCACATTCACTATGGTATCTATCACCTCTACCAAGATAACTTATAGTGTGTGACTGTGGACACACTGTGGGCAAAAAGTTGTCAGCAATGGCGGTGTGGGTATGTGTGTCGCCATCTAACCAAATTAACCAATCGGTATCTATAGTGTTTGCAGCATGTCCAGTGGCAAATACTTTGTAGCAAAATCTTGTGGCTTGCCATCGAAATGCTTTCTTCCTGGTAATGTCGTCTGTTACGCCCGGGTTTGGATTGCCATGTGCTCGTGGGTTGTCTGCATGACGTTTAACAAAACGTTTACAACCTTTACTGTT